GTCTAGCACCTGAGGAGGTAGTCTTCTACCTGGGGTTTCTCACGAACTCACCCGAGTTCTTGAGAACGGCGTTGTCCCAACGCCGCAGTCCAACTTCTCGACTTAAATCGAGAAGCCCATTGGGTACACACATCTCTGGACACAAGTCCCAGTTAGGTGCAATACCCTCTCTAAGCCGATATGCTGTACGACTAGACCTAGTCGGCAGCACATGACTCCTAATCGTCCCTTTTAGGAAAGCACAAATAAGGCCGTCGTTGTTGAACGACCGCTCTTTAGCTTTCCGAGGTACAGAAATTCGAGAGAAACCGATCTTTAACTGGGATGGAACAGCTTGGTATCGTTTGTAAACGACACTTTGGCACTCCGGATCCAGCCGCAGACCAGTAACCATCGAACTTGGAACTCTGTAACCGCAATCCTCGTTTTCCCATCGGGGAACTGGCAACCAGCCAGTTTCCTTAAGTATACGAGGAACAACCGTCGGGAGAGATATCCCTGTATCGGCTGACCAGGCATTAAGCCTGTTAGCTAGGGCGAACAAGTCTTGTTTGGTGTTTAACGATTTCGCGTAAACGCCACGGACGGGACGACCTATATAATAGTCGCCCCCACAAGACTCGCGAAACGGTCCTTCGGAGAAGGACTTGGCTTCATTTACGACGTGACCCATCCATCCGAGTAGCCATTTAAGGCGTCGGACGGACTCGGGGACAACGACTATGTCGTCGCCAAACACGCCGCAATTAGCGTCAGAGCCTCGGCATCTAGGGACGATACCGAGAGACCTGTACACAGAAGCCACAGCACAGTAGAAGAGGGCCGTCATCAAGGGAAAGGTATAACCATTCCCCATCGACGACAACATCCCTAGCTCTACGTAAAGCCCGCTTGGAAGTTCAACTTCCGGTGAGCGGTACTTTAATAGGTGACAATCGACAATATGCGCGGGGAGCAATTCCCGAACAAGACCGACAGATGTACGATCAGAAGCAGACTCCAGGTCCAATGTAGCATACATTGGGCCCATAGGGAGCGAGCCGATGAACGCAAGCCGACGGTTCCAGGCCTGTTGATCAGCAAGATCAATACCAGACCTGTGTCGAAGACGCTGTTCAATTAAGCGTCCAAAACCAAGCTGACAAAACATGTTCAGCACTGGTTCGGCACAGATGGTTCTACTGATTTCGTTGTTCTTAGGAACGTAACTAAGGCGATTACCTCTGACGAGACTATACGCGCCGTACCGCTTGGTCCGCCGATTCTCGGCGAAGCGGTGGCGTTGTGTAGTCCTGCTGTACGCGCTGTAAAGCGAATACAGATGAGCACTTGTGCAGGTCAAGGGACCATCGAACATCTTGGTATAGAAATCTGTACCGCGAGATCCGAGGTTAACCCCTGGTCCTAAGTCCCCGTTGTCGAAGACATCCTTGTACTCGAAGAACGAATCGTGGTCAAAGAATTTGGATAACTCCATCTTCAATGATCCGACGAGCTCTTCTTGCCAAGAAAACAAGTCACGTTGTGCTGACCATTTCGCGCACGCTTCATTAGCGTGAAGGAACTTCGATAAAGCACGCACGTCTGCATCAGGGGCCTTCATTTCCACGAATTTCTTCAGGAAAGATTGGGCCAATGATCGACATGCGACCTCATCAACAGATAACCCAACGAGATTATCGCTCTTGAACATAAGCGCAGCTTCCTTAGCCCAACGGCGTAAGCCTAGGGTGAAAGGAGTGTCTTTTGGACTCGAGTCGATTCTCATAAGATGATCGGTCAGGTCATTAAGGAGGTCGGAATAAAGAGCACGTGGGTTGATCGTCATGTCTTACTATCCTTTTATATCAGTTTGTTAGCTTGTGGCTGATGTTAGTTCTTACTCTAACTACTTTCGACGTTCACGTCGGTACCTGAGATTAATCAGGAACTTAGCGAAACGCCGAAGTAGCCTCATACGAACCTCAATGAAGAGGAACATAAGGTGCGATTAAATCGCACCCGTAATGAGCGAGTCGCGGATTGCCGCTGCATTCACATGCAGAAGGGCCGCATGAGCTACGAGAGCTGCCGAAATGCTTTCCGGATCGATGACTTCTCCGCCGGCAGGAATATCAAAGACGGTTTTAATCGTCATGATACGCCGAATGCCTGTGTAGACTTCAATACCCTTACGGGTGACGACCGAGTAAACATTCTTGGGGTACGATGAAGGCACGCCCGCCGAAAGATCACCCAGCGCCTTGTAAACAAGGGGCCGGTACATGGTCAATTCGAACGGGTTGGATGCCGTATGTACCTCAACGCCGGTTTGCGTGCCACCAAGGTTGGTGACAACAAACGCTTTGGCATTAGGAACTGCAGCAGTACCACTCGCCACTGTATAGGACGGAGTAGTAAGTCCGGTGACACCGGTTTGACCCACAATGGGTGAAGTAGGATTAAACATGGAGTTGCTCCATTAGAGAGATTGAAGTAAACCTCGAGCTGATGTCTGGAAATACAGCAACGCTGCCATATTTCCGAGCTTGGAAGCTGAAGTAGGGAGCCTTAAGACAGGGCCAACAAATGTGTTGGTCAGATCCATGGGGCCCCGCACCAAAGCATCAAGTGACACTTCGCAAGAGGGGTATGTGGTTGAGGTGAAGCCGTATCGTATACCCGAGTTCAAAGCAATGGTGTTAGCCAGATCCAGACCACCGTAGACAGAAGTTTTTATTTTCTGGCGGAGGGACTGGGAGGCATAAGCCATAGCAGACGTCGGAGCGATCCAAGCATCGATCATCCCGCCTATGTCGACGAAATAATCTACCAAGAAACTCCAGGGAAGTAATTCCCAGGCTGTCGGTATAAAGTCACGGAGTCCCAAACCGAGAATATCGGAGGGCCCTTGACCGCCGCCAACTTTTGGAGTTATGTCTAATTGACCAGTACCACGAAGCTTTTCGGCAACCTCAGTTTTAATGCTGATATAGTGCCTAAGTATCGGAAAGTGACCAAAATCGCCCACATTAGAAAAGTAGTCCTCCGCAACTAAATGGTCTGAGGCATTGGCGAACACGGGAGCGAACTCCCGTGGATCGTCGCCTTTTAACCGTTTAAAAGCAGAGACACCATCTTCAATGTCTTGGACGGTAGGTCCCCAACCGAACTGAGCCTCAAGGTACGTACTAGAGAGAGCAGAATTCAGAAGCTTCGGCTTATTTTTGTAAGCACGAATATGACCGAGCTGCTTTCCTAGATACCCGCGAAATGCGCTGATTAAGCCATTGGCGGGATGGGTCACCTCATGGACGGTTTTCGTCAGCTGGCCCAGAAACGCGCCGCCCTGAACAGAGCGGTTAGCGTTGGTAATTCCTTTGAGGAACTGGGTTTTGACTGACGGGTAGAGCGAAGAGAAGTACGAAGAAGGCGCGGTGGGCAAAGAGTAGTCAAGCGCGAGCTTGGCGACAATCGGCCCATTATAGGATACGCTGCCACGAAAAGTGTCAGTGCCGCCTTGCGCATTCAGCTGATCATAGCTGTATGAAATTACAGCACCACCGCCAAAACTATGCGAGTACGTAGAACGTACTCGTGTTGTCGTGGCGTCCCCGTGATTAGCGAGGACCCGCTTATGCCTCTCGACCCGAGTACCAACGTCGAAATCCATACGAGTCATAACACCGAGGTGTTCAAATGGCCCGTAGGATCCTCCGTTGGTATCAGAGTAATAAGAGGAACAAGAGCAGTTCGCAGTGTAGTACTTAGACCTATCGTAAGACAGGGCATAAGGCTTCGCCACCCACTTACGTGGGGGGCGAGGAGGTCGAGGCTTTTTAGGCCGTGGCTTCTTACCTTTATACATACAACGTACGTCTCCAATGGAAAGGATCCCCAGCTGGGGTCCTGCAGACGAGCCGGGAGGCTCGAGAGTGGCCGCAAAGTCTCATAGAGACAGGCCAATGCCGAAAGGCACCAGGGGGTCCCGAAAGGGAC